TTCTTGCGGGCGCGCTAAGCCACTTAGCCACAAGGCCACTTAGCCACAAGGCCACCAGGTTTGGTGTCGCAAAACCAACAGCTACTCGTCGGTCTCGGTAACAATGCGGGGCATGAACTACATACTCGCTCTCCTCGCCGTCATCGCGTCCTGCATCCTGGCAGCCTGGCTCATCAGCAAGATGATGGATGGTTGACATGGCCCAGGTACTCGTTGTCCTCACCGACACACCGGACGGAGGGTGCCGCGTGACTGCGGAATTCATCCCACCCCTGCCTGAGCGGCTAAGTGGCGAAGCCCCGAGCCCGGCGCAGAAGGTGGCCGTAGCCCTCGTTACCGTCCTCGAGGAGCAGTACAAGGCCACCGAGGTACGTAGTGGTTAAGAAGCGCTCGTTCCTGAAGCGGCGCTACACTGCACGCCTCCTCTTGAACACCGAGACCACGTCGGACTTCAAGACCAATGAACCCGCCACCCAGGAAACCCTGGACCGGCGGATGGCGAAGCTCGCCCAGATCGACACTCACCAGTACGCCTTGGTCGTGAAGGCCATGGAGGCGCTGGAGGGGAAGACGTCGAGGTACGCTGCCAGGGTCAGGGCCACGCTCACGTTGCGCGCGCTGGATGAGTACAAGCCCCGGGAGCTCACCGAACGGGAGCGGGTGTACTGTGAGTTGCGGGTCATCCACGGGTTCGGGCACAAGAAGGCGGCGCAGGCTGCCGGGTACCAGCCGCAGGACACGATCCACGAGAACCTGCTGCTGATCGTGCGGCCGATACGTGATGAGCTGGCCAGGCTGCGGGCGGAGCAGCGGGTGAAGGCCGGCGTCAGCCGGGAGGACGTGCTGCAGGGGTTGCTCAACGCCACCCAGGTGGCGGCCGACGCCACTGAGTTGACGATGGCGTGGAAGGAGATCGGCAAGTTCCTCGGGTACTACGAGGAGACGAAGATCAAGATCGAGCAGACGGTGAAGCAGGACGTTACGCACACGCACCGCATCGAGGGGCTCGACCTCAAGGCGCTGTCGGACGCGGAGCTGATGAAAATCGCGAACAACCCCATGATGCTGGAACAGCTCGGTGGGGCGAAAATGCAGAATGGGCAGACCATCGAGGACGCTGAGTTCGTCGAGGTTCCACGTGGAACAAAAGGAGAAGACCGAAGTGTATGACCTCCCGCTACTCATCGACGGCTGCGACGCATGGCAGTTCACGTACATGTTCGTGTCGGCCCGCCCGGGTGACGCCAGCAGCCTGAAGTTCCCGCAGAAGATCGCGGACTTCCTGGACATCAAGGAGCAGTACCTGACCAAGGTGTCCCCGTCCCTGCCGCTCTCGAGCCGGCCGCCGCGTGGTGTGGACACCACGAGTGTCATGTTCGACGTCTACGTGACTTACGTGGCGAAGAAGATGCGCGAGGCGATCGAGAGCGAACGAGTCCTGCAGTGACGGACATCACGCTCCTCCGGCAGGAGCTCGCGGAACGAGAGCTGGCAAGGCGACATTTGCTGGCTTTCGTGCTTCGTATGGAGCCGGACTACCAGGCAGGGTGGGTCCACCGCGAGCTGTGCGCCAGGCTGGAGCGGTTCGTCGACGACGTCGTCAACAAGCGCTCACCCCGGCTGATGATCTTCATGCCGCCGCGGGTCGGCAAGAGCATGCTGGCCTCCCAGCTGTTCCCGGCCTGGGCGCTCGGGAACCACCCGCAGCTCGAGATTGCCAGCACGTCGTACGCCGCCAGCCTGCCGTACGGGTTCTCGCGGACGATCCGCCGGATGATCCGGGAGGACGAGCGCTACAACGCCCTGTTCCCGGGGATCACGCTCGAGGGCGACACCCAGGCGGTGGAGCGCTGGCAGGTGATGCGCCAGGTCGGGGACAGCTGGCGGATCGGGGGTGGGTACCGCGCCGCAGGCGTCGGCGGCCCGCTGACGGGTACCGGGTGTAACATCCTGATCGTGGATGACCCCGTGAAGAACGCCGAGGAGGCGGAGTCGGAGGTTATCCGCGAGGCGACGTGGCAGTGGTACGCCACCACGGCGCGTACCCGCCTCGCCCCGGGTGGCGGCATCCTGATCATCCAGACGCGGTGGCACGACGACGACCTGTCGGGCCGGGCCACGGCGATGATGAAGGACCACCCCGACGCGGACCAGTTCGAGATCGTGAGCTACCCAGCGATCGCTGAGTTCGACGAGCCGCACCGCAAGGCCGGCGAGGCGCTGCATCCGGACCGGTACGACGAGCGGGCGTACGCGCAGATCCGAGCCACTGTGGGCCCGGTCATCTGGAACGCGCTGTACCAGCAGAACCCGGTGCCGGCGGACGGTGAGTTCTTCAAGCGGGACGACATCCAGTACTACAAGGACCTCCCACCCCTGGCCTCGCTCGGGGTCATCGCAGCGTGGGACCTGGCCGTGTCGAAGAACGAGACGGCTGACCCGACCGCGGGGTTCGTCGTGGGGTTCGACCACGAGTACAACATGTACGTGATCGACCGGTACTACGGCCGGATGAACTCGCTCGAGATCTGCCAGCAGCTCGTGCTCAGCGTGCGCACGTGGCAGCCGCAGGTGACGTACATCGAGAAGGAGAAGGCGCAGATCGCGATCGAGCCGTTCCTGAACCGGATCCTGACCGAGGAGAAGATGGCCAGCGTGGTCATCGAGCCGCTCCTGCCAGGTAAGCGGGACAAGGTCCAGCGGGCCAGGCCACTACAGGGCTTGATCCAGAAGCGGAAGGTGTTCTTCCCACTCAACGCCGAGTGGACCCCGAGCACGGTCGGCGAGCTGCTGCGCTTCCCGAAAGGCAAGCACGACGACCAGGTCGATGCCCTGGCCTACGCTGCCGGGCAGATGGACCAGGTCTCGACGCCTGACTCCGCGGCACGCGAGAAACAGTCCAAGGGTTGGCGTGATAACCTCCACAAATTCATCAAACTGGGGTCAGCCTCAGCGGGGCATATGGCGTCATGAGCAAGAAGACCACTGACAAGAAGCCTCCGGAGCAGGCTGACGTAGACGAAGCCACCATCGTCCGCCAGACATGGGAAGGCTTCGAGCGCGCGTACGACTCACATGAGCAGTGGGTTACCCGCGCCGAGCGCTACGAGAACTTCTTCGCCGGCAAGCAGTGGGAGAACGCCGACCTTGAGGTGCTCCGCCAGACCGGGCGCCCCGCGCTGACGATCAACCTGATCAAGCCGGCCGTGATGACCGTGGTCGGCGAGCAGCAGAACACCCGGGCGGAGATCAACTACAAGCCGCGCAACTCGATGGCGGACAGCGAGACCGCGAAGATCCTGAACCAGACGACCCAGTTCGTCGAGGACGACACGGACTATCCGGCCGTCGAGAGCCAGGTGTTCTTCGACGGCTGCGTCCAGGACCGCGGGTTCTTCGACATCCGCATCGACACCACCCGGAACCTTCGCGGTGACATCGTCATCGAGGCCGACAACCCCAAACTCGTCCTGCTCGGCCCGGACGTGAAGCACTACGACCCGGACAAGTGGCCGGAGATCTACGAGACCTACTGGTGGTCGATGGATCGGATCGAGAAGACGTACGGTAAGGACGTCGCGAAGAAGGTCCGCACCAAGGCCGGCGCCGACATCTCGTACATCTCGTCCGACCGTGCCATCCGCTGGCACAAGGACCGCGTGGCCGAAGAGGGCTCGACGCAGGTCCCGGACGCGTTCGACACCGACGGCAACGGGCGCTACATCGAGTCGATGCGCGTCGTTGAGCGCCAGTACTTCGTGTACACGATGGCGCCGTGCTTCGTTGACGTGGAGACCGGCGACGTCGAGGACGCGCCGATGAACAAGGCCGAGGACGAGCTGAAGTGGCTCGCTGCCCGCCGCGGCATGCAGCTCACCACGATGCTGCGCCGGCGCGTTCGCTGGGTGATCGTCGTCCACGACGTGCTCGTCTACAACGAGTGGTCGGACTACCCGTTCCTGACCAAGGTGATGTACTCCCCGACGTTCCTCCGCGGCCGTCCGATCGGCCTGGTCGGCGACATGGTCGGCCCGCAGGAACAGCTGAACAAGATCGAGTCGCAGGAACTCCACGTCATCAACACCACCGCGAACAGCGGTTGGGTGTACGAGGAGGGGTCCGTGCTCAACATGGACGACGACGAGTTCGCGAACTCCGGCGCGAAGACCGGCTTGAACATCAAGGTCCGCAAGAACGCCGGGTTCAAGCCGGAGAAGATCCAGCCGAACCAGATCCCGAGCGGCCTGGCGCACAAGGCCTCGAAGAACATCGAATACCTCCGGTTCATCTCGATGGTGAATGACGCCATGCTCGGTTTCACGAGCCCCGAGGTGTCCGGCGTCGCGATGGACGCCAAGAAGCGGTCTGGTATCACGGCGTTCACGCCGATGTTCAACAACCTGGCGCTGTCCAGGAAGTACATCGCGCGTCGGATTCTCTGGCTGCTCCAGAACTACTACACTGACGAGCGCGTCATCCGCATCACTGACTACTCGAAGCCGGAGCGCCCGGACGTAGAGGTGCCGATCAACGCCGCCGTAACGGACCAGGATGGAAACCAGGGCGTCCTCAACAACCTGGCCGCCGGCCGGTACAACGTCGTCGTATCGTCTGCGCCGGCGCGCGACACGTTCGAGGACAGCCAGTTCGCTGAAGTTCTGCAGATGCGTGACATCGGCATCAACGTGCCGGACGACGAGGTCATTCGCCGGTCGAACCTGGCTGACAAATACGCCCTGGCCGACCGCGTCGCGCAGATGATGGGCTTCGGCGAGCCGACCGAACAGGAGCTGCAGATCCAGGAGATGATGCAGCAGATGGAGATGCAGCGCATGCAGCTGGAGCTCCAGGAGATGCAGGCTCGTGCGAACGAGTTGATGACCCGCGCCGAGCTGAACATGGCCAAGGCGGCCGAGCTCAAGATGAAGGCGCAGGGTGTTGGCGGTGAAGGTACCGAGGCCGGCGATGCGATGATCCAGGCTGCGATCGAGCGCGAGCGCATGGCGCACGAAGCTCGCATGAACAGCGAGAAGATCGCCGCTCAGATGGAGCAGACCCGCATGACCCTGGAGGCGAAGCAGCAGATTGCCATGATCCAGGTCGGCGCCAAGCGCGAAGGCATGCTGCACGACTCCGCTGTCAAGCGCTCGCAGTCGATGGTCCAGGCCATGGGTGAGCAGCGGAAGGAGAAACTCGACGCCGAGAAGCTCAAGCAGCAGCGTGAACTCGCCGAAAAGCAGATCAAGGCGAAGGCAAAACAGCCACGCGGCGGCAAGAAGTAACGTAAGCGGTACATGAATACCAACCTCGGTGACACATGGCAATCGACCACAACGACGACTCCCTCGACCTTTCAGCTGTTGACCGCGGAGACGGAGACATCGGACAGCCTGCCCCCGCCCCGGCAGAAGAAGCGCCGGCGAACACGCCTGAAGCGGGGTCGGAGCCGGAAGGCGGCAAAGAACCTGCAGCAGATGCGGGCGGCAAAGGTGATGATGGCCAGCCAGCGCCGGTAGTCGAGCCGGCGAAACCGGCGGAAGCGACCAAGCCGGACGACGGCCAGCCGCGTAAGCCGATCCTCATCCCGAAGGAGCGCTTCGACGAGATCAACAACCGCCGGAAGGCGGCCGAGGAGAGCGTCAAGGAGCGCGACGCACGCCTGAAAGCGCTCGAGGACGAGGTCGAGCGGCTCAAGAGTGGCGGCAAAGCCACTCCGCCGGAAGACACGAAAGGCACTCCGGAGTGGTTCGACGCCCGCGAAAAGGAGTACATGGCGGCGATTCTCGACGGCCAGGAAGACAAGGCCCTCGAACTGCGCCGTACCATCCGTTCGGCCGAGATCGAGCAGCGCGATGCCGTCGTATCCAAGCGCAGCGCTGAGACGATCACCCAGGCCGCGGTGGAGAAGGAGTTCAACAGCGTTGTTGCCGCGCTCGAAGGTGCGTTCCCGGTGCTCGACACCAACTCCGCTGACTACGACGACGCCATGGTCGGGGCGGTGCTCGGTGCGCAGCAGGCGTACATGCGCAACGACCCGAACCTCACTCCTGGCGAAGCGCTGAAACGCGCTGCCAAGCGGTTCAACTTCGATATCGACGCCGTAGCTGGCGCGGAAGAACCGGCGCCTGCTGCACCCGCGGCTCCGGCGGCTCCGGCGGCTCCGGCGAAACCGCCGGCCACTCCGTCGAAGACTCCGCCACGAGGTGGCGAGTCGCACGAGACGCCGCGATCGACGAGCAAGTCGATTTCGGAGAAGGACGTAGCGTCTATGAGTGAGCGCGACAAGGCCATCGCCCGCGGCGATTACCTGGTGGGCGAAGGCGAGTAAGTACCTCCTCGCCGAAGCACAAAAAAAGCAGGGCTGTGTGATCGCAGCCCTGCTTTTTTGTTGCCATTATGAGAACACGAGCGGTCCTGCGAGAGTGGATCGGGTGACCAGCCGCCCCAGTTGCTGAAATGCTTCTCGGCACCGAGCACGGTGCAGCTGTATCCAACTTACCCGATCCCAATCCAAGGAGAGCGCCTACATGGCACTTACCAATTTTGCTGCTCTGACGACCGAGCAGAAGACCGTATGGTCGATGGAATTCTGGCGCATGGCGCGGAACTCCAGCTTCGTCAACAAGTTCATGGGTACCGACGCCAACTCGGTGATCCAGCGCGTAACCGAGCTGAAGAAGTCCGAGAAGGGCGCCCGCGCCGTGATCACCCTGATCGCGGACATCGAAGGCGACGGCGTTGTTGGTGACAACACGCTGGAAGGCAACGAAGAGGCGATCCTGTCGTACGACAAGGTCATCCAGATTGACCAGATGCGTAACGCCAACCGCCACAAGGGCCGCATGGCTGACCAGAAGTCGATCGTCGACTTCCGCAAAGAGTCGCGCGACCAGCTCGCGTACTGGTATGCGGATCGCATCGACCAGCTGGCGTTCCTCACCCTGTCCGGCGTGGCTTACTCGCTGAACACGGATGACAGCGCCCGTACCGGTTCGCAGTTCCCGAACCTGTCCTTCGCCTCTGACGTCGTCGCTCCGTCGACCAACCGTCACCTGCGCTGGGACGCTGTCAGCTACCTGACGGCCGGCAACACCGCGAACGTGGCCGCCGAAGACACCCCGACCTACCGCATGATCGTCGAGCTCAAGGCCTACGCCAAAGAGCACTTCATCCGCGGCGTGAAGGATGGCAGCGGTGACGAGGTGTACCACCTGTTCCTGACGCCGACGGCCATGGCCAAGCTGCGCATGGATCCGGACTTCCTCGCGAACGTCCGCCACGCCGGCGCCCGCGGCAACGGCAACGAGCTGTTCAAGGGCACCAGCTCCGTCCTCTGCGACGGCGTGTGGGTGCATGAGTTCCGCCACGTGTACCACGCTTCCGACTGGGGCGGCGGTGCGATCTCCGGTTGCCGCGGCCTGTTCTGCGGTGCCCAGGCGCTCGCCTTCGCTGACATCGGCCCGGCGACGTGGGACGAAGAGGAGTTCGACTACGGCAACCAGCAGGGCATCTCGATCGCCAAGATCGTGGGTATGCTGAAGCCGCAGTTCTACGCCAAGAAGACCGCCACGACCGAAGACTTCGGCCTGGTTGTCATCGACATGGCCCAGTAATCCAGGCGGATCAGGAGAACCAACATGACTGCCATTGCTGACGTAGCTTCGAGCTACGACCGTTACACCCTGGACGCACTCACGGTCAACATCGTGTACAGCGATTTTGGCCTGAGCGGCGCCGGCAACGCGACGCGCGACATCGCCGCGCTGCCCCCGGGCGCAATCGTGATCGACGTGATCCCGCACGTAGGCACTGCCTAC